GAATTTTCATTACCAGAACTAGTATAGTATCGAGGAGTGACATCCTGTCCGTTAATGGAAACTATCTCTATTTCACCACGGTATGACTCTCCACTCTCAACCGCACGGTCTAACCATCTACCTGAGAATATTGGAGCAGTTGGATTCAAAGTTCCTGACAAATAACTGTTCATATTATTGTTGTGTACCACAACATCAAAAATACCAGAAGTATGATATGTAACACCTATCCAAACCTTTCTAGGCATATAAGCAGTATTATATGGCCAATCAGGCATTCTGTATCTATTACCATCACTGTGTCGTGTTATGACTCTTGGGCCACTAGAAGCAGTGATGTTTTGAACATTAAAAGTGTCGGGGAATAATGTTGCAGTAGGTTGAGTAGTTCCACCTGTGTCTGTGTTACCACCTGTGTCTGTGTTACCACCTGTGTCTGTGTTACCATTATTACTTTCTGCATCATCAGCATCACTTAGGTATACCGTGTTGGACATAAATAATGCTTCGTTTGCCATGGTGACCGAGGCAGGAGATGCCCAGTCTGCAATGGTCCCGTGGATAGTCTGTAGGTCTTCTACTGACATATCTCTGTATTGGTCCAGTATCTTCATTGAACTAATGATAAATGGTGAGTCTGTCTCAGTCATAGTTAATAATGTCCATTCTGGTGCGACACTTGCACCTGACTGACTGACAAGTGACATTGGGTACTCTGGTGCAGCAAGTGGGTCGATCGGCAATCCAGCACCTATTCCCATCACTGACGAACCTTGAATAACAACATCTGCTGCTAGATAGAATCCAGCAGGGTGTACCATCTTCTTATATAATTCTTCGTAGTCACTGAAGGATAGACCTGTTTTCAAAAGAATCGAGAATATCTGATATCTCTTATCGTCTTGAATATAATGTAACGACTGTGGTCCAATTAATGAACCACCAGGTTTATCATTCAGAATAAAGATGTCTTTCTTAGGATAAGATACCTCAACGTCTTCATTGAAGAATGCCTTGAAGAACTGTTCAGTTGAAATTTGTGTACCCTTAGAACGATAGAAGTCTGCAATTAGACGTGCCATCAACCTAGGGTTGGCATAGAAGGAATCTGAACTCAATCCGTCAGTGATGTCCCCAAACAATAAATCAAGAAATTCGTTGGGTGCATCTGGTGTGGATGTAAGTGAAGAGATATCACGTGCGTGGAACAGGTCACGTATCAACCTAGAAAAAGACCCGGCCGTATCACCGTCCATATAATCATAATAAGTCTCTAGGAACTTAATGAATAACGGGTACTCTTCATCAAAAAAGTCAGGTAGTGCTTCGTCAACCTTAGAGTTGTGAAACGATACGTGACTTCTCTTAGGATCTATCTCTATATTATACATTTTACAATATTACTCTAGTAGTCTGCTCATCAATTACTGCGTTGGCAATCAAAGAATCTTCATCTAATGCAATGATGTAGTTTCTCAATGGACGTACCGTGCTTGGGTTAGCAGGGGTTACAGATACCTTTAGTGTTAGAGGTGCAGCGGTATCTACAGCAAGTGCGTGTAGGAAGACCTCTCCAGTAGCAGGCTCGTAACGACCGATGTTTCTTTCTCGGACAATATTGTCTAGGTCAAATATCTGTAGTCGGGTCGACCCTATCTCATTCTTAATGTACACGTTCTGACCGTTGTACTTGAATATGGATGTCTTCACTGTGTGTTCATCATTGTCCGGAATGGCTAATGCATATGGGAAGTTGATAGTGTAATCTTGTTCCGAACCATTATCTACCTCGATTCTTTGTTGACCCTTAACGTCCACCCTAGAGTTTAGAATAGATGGACTTAGTTCGTCGATTTCTTTTAGTAGATTAGAACGACGGAAGACGGCATCGAAAGTCTCCAGTCTTGAATTAAAATGTGCGGTGATGACATTCTTCACTGCTACTTGCATTGCTTCGGGACTAGTTGTTTTTGTAGGATCGATATTGAATCTACATACGATTTCGATATAAGTCATTTCTGGGTCAACGAACTTAGTATCAATTGACATGATTGCTAGGTTAGATGTTAGGTTGTCACTGATCAAATTCTTGGTGTCTTGTTTACTCAACTCATCAACATCGTCTTCGAAGTTAAGACTAACAAACACCTTACCGAACTCTGGTGGAATATTGTCCTGACCACCCCAAGCAATCACATCACTTATGTGAGATGCGAACTTACTTCTAATTAGGTTCTCGTAGTCGTCCTCAGTGACCAGTCTTTGTTGTGCAGTGAATGCTCTAGGTGCGTTTCTTTTTATAGAAGAAAGAGACTCTTTCTCTGAACCACCCGATGAAGCAGATACTGTTTGAGTGGTAACCGTTCTACCATTCAACGACTCGGCACTGAAAGAACTTACACCATTTGCATCTGGTCCACGAGTCTGTAAATACTCTACCTGAATCTTGCTACCAACAGTAGGTGCTTGACCCAGTACATTACCATCACTGAAAAAGATTTCGAAGTAACCATTCGAGACTTCTTTGACTATATAAACCTTAGAGTCTTCGTCGATAGTTACGGAGTTTTCTATGTTGATGTAGGTATCGTATACGGATGTGTTGAAGTTGCTGAACACTTTGACTGACATGGTCGATGTGTCCATGTTTTTATCCGAAATAACGTATGCGTTGTCTTCACCAGAGAAAAGAAAAGTGTTTGTTTTAGAAACACCTTCGTGAACCCGAACATTCTCGAATACGAATTGGTCACCTGTTTTGAATGCGATCGTTTGTTCTTGGGTGACAAAGGTGAATGACACCTCATCAACGTCTCCTGTGAACCTGTGACCAAGTGGTAATGTAAGTACATCTTCACTTGGCAACGCATCAACCGTCGCAGTAACCAACCCAGTTGAACCTGTGCGAGACTTCGTAGTGTACCCCAATGCCTCGGCATGGGCAAGTGCAGAAGAACGTATTTGAGACGATGACAGGAACGACTCGTTGATTGCCATGTTAGCAGTCAATGCATTGATATGTGTATTGTATGCGAGTACGTCTAGTATACTAGAAAGTCCACTACCATCAAAATCATAATCACTGAAATCTTCACTCTGCCTGAAGTGTTCAATGAGACTTTGCTTGATGTTTGCAAAATCTAGGTCAGAATTTTTTATTGTCATTTATCGTATCCTCGCAATATTCACGTTCACAGTATCGACCACTGATGTACTTATTACTTCGAAAGTCACCGATATGCTTACACTATTGTAATCTGGTTGTATATTGACCCTAACCTTTTTAACCTTTGCCCTAGGTTCATGGTCTCGTAGAGTCTCTTTCACGGCAATCCGTATGTCTTCTGCCTCTAGGTCTGTAGATAGACTGAACAGAAGGTCACCTAGGTTAGCACCAAGGAGAGGACGGAACGGAACAGAACCGTGGTTGGTCATCAATAAGTTCTTTACTGATTGACGAACGGCCGCAACCTCCGTCTTTTTATAGACATCCCCCGAAGGTTTCTTTTCAAAAGAACAATCAACGTCACTGTTAACATAGGGTACGCTAACCGTGATAGGTCTATTGGATAGATTGCCATCTTGAATAGAAAATTTGGTATTAGTCATAATGGTTAAACTCTTTTTGTACTATTTATACCGAAACCGCAACATCGATTTCAGGTAATTCAGGTAAAGTTAAATCAAATGATGTTGGGATTCCTATCAGACCGAGTACATCACAGAAAGTCAACGTTAGGAAGTCGAGTAGTGCACCCAGTCCTATAGCATCTAGGAATGATTTAATCTTCTTTATCCACATGTTGATGAGTTCTTTTTGCCATTGTGCGAACCAGTCACGAGCAGCACGTACAAGGTCTGCAATCTCTTCCTCCGGACATTTCACATTGGTATCAATCTCACCCCCAATGATGTCTTGCAGAGACATACCGAACAAGGACACTCCTTTGAGTTGATCGACAACGTATCCATTAACACTGAAGTTCTCTACGTCATCCTTTAGTGCTTCACCCTTAGCCTTCGCAGACTCTATCTCTGCACGTATAAAGGTCTCTACATCAAACTCTAATAGGGAGGGTAGACTAGGTAGACCCAAGGTATCCCATATTGTCTTGAACTTGTCGATCAATGCTCCGAAGGTAGACTGCAATAGATTGGTACACAACTTAACCAACTCGTTTTTAAAATATGACCAAGTAAGTTTACCCTTCCACTCATCACACTCAACACCGAACTCACCTTTGTAGTACTGATACCCTTCGGGTACCATAGCATAATACCTGTCTACCTCATCGGTGATTTGTTTCTTGATACTCTCTTGTTCGTTCTTCTCCAATATCTTGAGTAGGTCGACACTGATACCCATTACGGATACCGAGAAACTTACTGGGATAACACTCGATATCATATCAAGCATTTTAACTGGAATGAATATATGGAACTCATCAATCAGTTCCGACCATGCGTCGTTAGCTTCTTTCTGCCAGTTACGTATCTGTCCTTTCTGCCAATACGGAGATAGTATACTA